CTCTCCCACAAACGCCTCTAGCATTATACTGCACCTTGCGAGCACAGCTTCTCTAGACATCCACCAAATCCATGTCGCCATGTAATCTGGTCCGCTTGCAGTATCGCCGTTTTTGAAGCCAGGCAGTAGGCTTGTCATCGCATGCTACTCTACACCATCTATCCCGTTGACCTTGCGAGCCATTCAAGTGCGCTAACACCTTACGAAACTTCCAGTATAAACTGATATCACCTTGCGAGCTCAATCAGACTCAGTTGGCTTGCGCCCTGAGCGTTAGATACTTTTCACATACGACCGAGTCAGTCTTTGCTTTTTAAACGTTAGAAGGAGTTGAACCCTCAGCCGTCTCCTTAACAGGGAGATGCACTACCATTGTGCTATAACTGAACCTACTGCGATGTGCTGACTCTGTTGCTGAATACTCTTTTGGAATACCCAATACAACACACCACGTTCCTTTGGTCTTGCGGACTACTCAGACGTCTTTTGCGATCTGTGTTGCCCCGCCGTTGCCGACAGCCCCACTGACCACTCAAACTGCGCTACCGCCCTTGACTGCAACATCTCGGACTATAACACTACCCTTTCCCATACCAATTAACTGGACTGGTTTAGTTGTGAAGTCAGCACCACCTGTTACTTTTCATCTACTCAAGTTCCCCTTGCGGGCTTGTAAGCAAACATTCTTTCCACAACATCCAGCGTCATTGTTACCTCCACCGGTCTTATCAGTGAAGGGACTCTCGCGAGTCTGAGCAGGCTTGCTTAAACGAACCATTGCTGGCGGAGTTGCGTAGGCTTACCTCCTTTGGCTGTGTCACCACAGTTATTCTTTGTAACGCTGGGCGAACCATACGCTACAGGACATTAAACTGCCCTAAGTATCTATTGTAAGACAAACGTCTTTTGTTGTCAAACTGTTTTGGATAAATTTGTTTTTTATCTATCCAAAATAGTTTGGTAGGAGAGGTGGGAATCGAACCCACATTCGCCGCCTTATCTAGACGGTGCTTACTGGTGTATAAGTCCAGCCCTTAGGCCAATATTAGCAACTCTCCCATGTGTGGGGTGCGGTACGAGAATCGAACTCGCGATAGCGGAATCACAACCCGCGGTTTTACCACTAAACTAACCACACCATATAGAAACACACTGGCTGTTGCTTGTCATTGTCTTTAACTACCTCTCGGTGGCGGTAGACCAGTGTGTTTTTACATGGCGCGACCAGAAGGATTCGAACCTCCCACCCCTGCGTTCGTAGCACAGTATTCTATCCAAATGAACTATGGTCGCGTGTTGAATTTGAGAGCCTACGCCGCTTTTATCGTAGATTTATTCAGGACTTACCGGCCGCCTAGCCTGACCTCGAGCACGATGGATATCACTTGGGCTCCATCCAGCGTAGTCTCCATTACAGACCTCTGCGGTTCCCCGCAGGTGGGAGTTGAACCCATTTGCCTTTTACTGTTTTGGTCCTTCGAAGAAACCTAGACAGCGTGACTTCACTTGCTGACACTCTCAAAACTTGGTGCACCTAACAGGAATCAAACCTGTCTACGTTTGGCTTCAAATCCAACTCGCAATATCAATCTAGCGCAAAAAACTAATCAAGAGCTTGTAGACTAAACTACAATTTACCGGTTTCTAGACGAACTCTTAAACTTGGCGGTCCCAGGGGGTAACGATCCCCCTCCTCATGCGTGACAGGCATGTGTGCGTCCGTGAACACCTTGAGACCAATTTTTATAGTTAAGCACCGAGAACGCTAATTTAGACATTGGGTGCTTCCCAGTCAAAGCCGATGCAGTTATGTCAGGACCCGTCGCCGGCTGCTTGGGCCCGAATAGCGTATGCGTCCATACGCGATACCTTATCGGTGCTTAACTATAAAAACAAAAATGCGGCTTTCGCCTCCCACTGCTAACTACTGCTTCCCAATTTATCGTCCATCGGCACCCGTGGTAGGGCTTGCGATGCGCATCGGCCTGACATTCTAGTGTCAGTGATCCTTGGGATAGGACTGCTGGGCCTTGTCCTGCCCAGCATCAGGTTGTTTGGTGGAGACGGATGGATTCGAACCACCGCGCTTTTTAGGGGCGAGATTTACAGTCTCGTGCAATCAACCACTCTGCCACGTCTCCAAAAATGGTACACGATACGGGAATCGAACCCGTCTTACCAACGTGAAAGGCTGGTGTCCTAAACCGATAGACGAATCGTGCATGCTATATGAAAACACACTTCGGATACTGTACCAAACAGAAACTATCCGTCACGGGTGACCCGCTGAAGCATGTTTACATATAACTTACTATATGAAAATACATTAGGGAAGTTTTTGACACTCATCACCAACTTGCATCAAGACCTCATTACATGCCTATTTGTTCCGTCGCCTCCCTGGAGTTTGATAGTTCTTGCCCTTTGACTCGATGGTGTCTCGTCATACTTTAGAACCCTCCTGCTTCATGGGTATCCGGTTCGTATCAACCTTCGTTCACCCCTAACGGACTAGGTAACCCTAATGTGTTTACATATAGTCCCTGTAACTTAAACAGGGCTATACGAAAAATTCAATTTTTAACGAGCCGTACAACTAGTCTCGATCGACTGTGCTGTTTTAAACTGCGGAGGCCGAGTCTACAAACTCGCTTCGTGTCCCTTGGTTCCAACCCTTTTTGCATCTCTGCGTGGGTTCTTACATTCGAGGACCGCCTTGCTTTCTAACTAGTCTCTAGTATAACATCTTGTGTTATTCTGGTCAACTTGTTTTGCAAAATCCCTTCAACTTGTAGGGTCTTTGCAAACTTTGCTGTTGCTTTCTGACTAGTCCTTAGTATAACACCTCTGCCATTATTGGTCTAGCACAAAAAGAAAAACCCGCCTAGAAAGCGGGTTTTTGCTTGAATAGTACTTTTATATTAGGTACCATTCCTCCCGCTGAGTATAATGTAGGCCAGCGCCTCGCGATAATCATGCGAGGGTATCTCAAAGGACAGTTGGGCGTTTTGCTTGTTCATAGTGTATTATATATGACAGTGACAAGAAAGTCAATGATTTTCTAAAGGTCTTTTGCCGATTTATGTTCTTCCAGGCGGAAGTTTTGTAGTGCCCAGTTGACGTTCAAACGAACCAGGACCTGCCAGTTCTGCGGGCAAGGGTGGTGGAACATAACGTTCCTTTGGCGGCTTCCGGCCAAAAATTGATTCGTGTCGGTTGGCCAGTTCTTGTTGACTGACCACTGACGGACGGGGTCGTGTGCCTTTGCTCATGGTATTTCCTTGTGTGTAGTATATATTAATGTTGACAAACAGTCAACATTTTTATTAGATTACTCGAGCAATTCGCGCCAAGATAATTTCAACCACTTGATTGCTGATCACAACTTCGTAGTGATTTAGCGGCAATTCCACCAGTTCAAAGTCTGTACGATACTGTTGGCTCTCTATTGTGACCACACCATCGTTGGGTTCTTGTATCCAAGGACTGGCACCACGTGTGGTCACAACCTGTGTCCAACATGGTGGTGCTGGCAGTTTTTTAGCATCGGCCATGGGTCGACTTGCAGGACCAATGTCTTTCATCAGCCGGTTGAACGGCAAGAAGTAACGTGCATAATCTGCTTGTTTGCTGCCACCATAGGGTGTGCTCAGGCTCACACCACCCACTGTGGTTTCCTGGTAGTAATTGGCCAAGTGCAGGGCATAGATACCACCCAGGCTGTGGCTCACAAAGAACAATCGATCCTCGTCGTCCAGTTGTCCTTTCATTTCAGCCAAGTTGTGATCAAATCCTGCTTCGCTGTTGTATTCCAGGGCTGTGTCGGGTTCTTCTGTGTGGTCGCGCACAAACTGTCTGATGTGTGTGAAACTTTCTGCTGTGGCCGACGCACCGTGTATGTAAACTATCATTGAGATATTTATTAAAGAGAAACCCGCCGAAGCGGGTTCTGAGTTTCTGTTACGAGGTATGTCTTACCCTAGGCAGCTCACGCGGCCAATGAATAAACGCTATCGTTTGCATTTATGGTTTTTGCTTGATTAACGGTCATCGCCTACCGTGCTGTCCACTCTGTTACTTGTTGCCCTGTCGAAACTATGCAGGCCCATTATTAAGTATACTTCGCATTGCCAAATTATGCTACTCTTCCCAGGGTTGGAATCGAACCAACATCTAAATATACTTAATGGTGGACCTGGGGGGATTCGCACCCCCGTCCAGAACACTTTTCTCTTTACTTCATACAGCAATAACTACTATTTAATCAAATGCGGCCACAGGTTTCCGTTTTCGTCAATGGGCTCAGGCTTGAATCTCAAGCTGGCAGCCATTCTTAGTTTGTCATGATGTGTTTCGGGCCTGTGAGCCACATTGGTGTTGATCCACAAGGGCTGGTTGGCTTCGACTCGACCAATCTCCACAGCATTCTTTTTTTCTACAATTCTAGCGGCCTTAACCCCCATCGAGCCAATGACATGATCTGGAAATGTCTGATCTAATATTTTAGCATCGTACCACACAGTATAGGTATCATCGCAGTTGTACAAAGGAATATTGAGACCCACATCCAAAGTATCAATGTGTGGTGGAAATTCTTTGCTGGCATCTACTGAAACAAACCCTACAAAGTGAAAATTATTCAACAACTCCAAACGCAGTAACTCTTGAATCAAAACAGGACACAACGCAAATATTTTTTCCTTTTCGCTGGGTAACGTACCATACACAAAAAAAGTGCTGGAATAAGGAACCATCAATATGTCTTTGGTATAAATTAATAGCTTGATTAATTCTTTTTGTATTGTTGGCAACGCATTGTAATCCAACGCTGGAGAGTGGTACAACCAATCTGGAGTTGATTGAAGATATTTTTGCATAAGTTATTTACTGTTACTTGTTGTCAGACTGCCTGTTATTAACACAATCTCATCGTATCAAATGTGGCCACAATTCACCGTGTTCATCCACAGGTTCAGGATCAAATCTCACACTGGCTGCCACTCTAAATTGGTCGTGCGTAGTTTCAGGACGATGAATCATGTTAACATTGATCCAATGCGGAATACTAGCATCGCAACGTCCAATTTCATTCACCGTGCGGGGATTTGCAACTCTGGATATTTCAGCAATGGGCGAACCTATAGCATAGGTTGGAAGTCCTTGGTCTTTTAACTGGCCATCGTACCACACAGTGTATGTGCCTTCACAATTAATCAACGGTATGTTCAACGCAATATCTACTCCCACATCCACATGCGGTGGAAATTCACGATTACTTTCTACAGAAATAAAAGATATCACAAAGAAATTGTTGTATAGGTTTAGTCTTGTAAATTCTTGCATCATTATGGTGCAAGTTTCGCGCATGAGTTCTTTGTCATGTATTTCCACAAAGGTGCTGGTGTAGGGAACAAGATTTTCTTTCTTGGTAATCAAAAACAATTTCAACAGTTCTTTTTGTATAATTGAAAATTTTACTGTGTCTAAATTGGCCTTATGATACATCCAGTTGGGTGTAGTTGGACGATGTTTGTATACTGAGTTATTCACTGTCGGGCTCCTCAATCACACGCCATCCTAGGAGTGCCAAATCTGCGGCGATTTCGTCGGTGACCGTACCTTCACCCACAAACTCAGTGTCTTCCTTGGGACCAATGCCTGAGCAGTACCAGTTCATGTAGTCTTCGTTGCAGTTTCTAAAGTCAGCCACAACACCACCAGCATAACGCCATGAACAACTCCAGTAGGCATCTTTCAACACCAACCAAACATCTTGCTTTTGAAACTGGTTGTTGCACAAGGCAGCATACAGGTTCTGGGCATAGTTTTCACTGCCGCGCACCCGGCTCAAGAACCAGTCTGCTTGGCTCATGTCATATTCCATGTTGTTGATTTTGAACTCATCACTCTCTCGACGCTCAGCCTCCATTTGGGCCCACCGGCCTCTGATGTCATCAAAGAAGTCGTCGTCGGTGCCTTCGCTCTCATGATGTGGTTCAATCTTGATGTCGCTCATAGTTGTTCCTTTGGTACCAGAGACGGGACTCGAACCCGTATGCCCTTGCGGACGGCAGATTTTAAATCTGCAGAGTATACCATTTCTCCACTCTGGCATGAGTGTATTTACTGGTCCGGCGTGCAGGAATCGAACCCACATTCGCGGAGTAGAAATCCGCTGTATTATCCATTATACTAACGCCAGAATTGGTGGGCCGTCGGTGATTCGAACACCGCACCAAAGGATTATGAGTCCTCTGCTCTAACCGAATGAGCTAACGGCCCTATATGTGTATTGTAACAGGAATTTTATTTATTGTCAAGCGTGACTGTTGGCCTGGACCAGACATCTGTGTGAACCCATTTGAGATCAAAATTCAACGACTTGCCCTGATTGTGATGATCGGCAGTTGGATTGTCATCATAGGGTTCAGCTTGCAGGCTGATATCAAAATCTGCATTCCATACTCCATCTGCATTGATTTCAAAATTGTAAACAGCACGAAATTCAAACTTTGTTCCTGGTGCCCAGTTATCAGGATATTTTGGATATCGTCTTGTGCCAAATTCTCTAAGGTCTCGATCAGGATCAAACTCCACTCTAAACCGGTAGGCTCCCATGGCCAACCAAAACACTCGCAACAAGGGCCAAATCTCATTGATCAGGCTATTGGCCATGGGATTGATATCCTCTTTGATAATCTCGTAGTCAAAGTCTTTTTCCCAAGGAATTGAATCTGCCCAATTTGCAGAGTCTGATTCAATTTGATATTGATTTTTTAAATCAGGTTCTTGACAGTGCGGTTGATAACGCCTTTTGGTGCTGTGCAATCTAAATTGTTCCAGCAGTATATTGGTAAGTTTAAATCTTACAAATCTATGAAACACAGTGTTGCGCAGATCCTGTGTGGCCCATCCGTGGGTCCAGTCAATTCGTCTCACACCAAATCGTTCGCGTTCTAGATCCAAGGGTGTGTTGTGTCCCAGTCCGCAAGTGCCTGCACTTTGAGCTCCCATGCCTGAGTTCCGCAGTCGCCACATCAAGGTTTGTGTTTGTGCCACGTCAGTTAGTTCTTCACCAGGGAAGCCGGTGAACCAAGTGGCAAACTGATTGCAAAAATCAATTTCAGCCATGTCGCGGAAATTTTGTTCTATCCATTCCACGCGACAGTTTTTTTTCATTAGATCCAAAACCCGCTGTGATCCAGATTCCACACCAAAAGCAAACCCTGTGGCTCCTGACTTTTTCAACAGTGCCCAAAAGTCTCGGTCCATTTTGCCATCGATTCGACTGTAGCCACTCCAACTGATGTGTATGTTTCTTTCCATCAGCCCTTCGGCAAATGCTCTCAACTCACGAAGATTTCCATTCAGCAAACTGTCTATGAATGTGACACTTTGTATGTGTTGATTGCGATAGGCAATTTCAATTTCTTCCAACACACGAGATCCTTGTCTGGCACGATATTTCCAGAACACTGTTTCATTGCAATACACACAGTTGGCAATGCAACCTCGACTGAATTCGCTGGTTATGCCGCGAGAATCATACAACGAGATATCAAAATCACTGTAGTCAGCTGGAGGCATACTGTCCAGATCTATACGTGCATCTTTGCTTTGGGTTAAAAATTTTGGCAATTGTTCTGTGGGATTTTCTATGTTTTCCAACACCTGCAACCACAACATTTCTCCTTCGCCAGACACATAATGATCAATTGCAGAGTTATCGGCTCGGCCGCCGCCAGGGCTCACGCCACCGATGTTGTTCATTTGTGTGATATTGGGACCACCGATGATGATTTTCAATTCGGGAGAACGATGTTTGAATTGGTCAATCATCCACATGGTACATGCATCATTGGTGTACCAACAACTGAATCCCAATACAGTGGGTTGCCAAGACAAGATTTCATCTATGTATGGCGTCAGCATTGGCTCAAGCATGGGGTGCAATATTTTGCTGTAATGGGGGTCTTGCCATTTCCAATCTTCATAACTGCTCCAATACGGCAGCAACTCCGGACCTGCTTGTTTTTTACACACAGCATTTATGTCCCATGTTTTGGTAGCAAACCCTGCATGCTTGCTCAGTGCTGCCATTCTAGCAATGCCATATGGTGGCGAAATAGTGCTCCATTCGGGCATGACAATCAGGGCCACACGATTTGATCTAAACGTTTTGTGATGTATTGCAACTTCAGTGAGATTTTTTTGTTTGCGACTTTCAGTTGGACTTTTTTGTGCGGCCACAAACATTTCAGAAAGTTTCACATGTGTGTCATTACCGACCGCAACCGGAGACACAGTTGGGTATTGTGTGGTTTGTATGGGTATTATTTTTTTGGAATCAGTAATTGACATCGCAATTACTTATGCAACAGCTAAGTCAGCAATTGATTGATGAGATTGGTGGCCATTTTGACCAAGTCTATGTCAATGCCCATTCTGTGTGCTATTTCGGCAGTGCTGAGATTGCGTTCTAGCAGTTCGCGTACTTGGTTGACAAGTTCTCGTTTCATGTACTATATACAACGCCTTGGCCCCGGGACCTAGCTAGAGCAATTTTGCCTAACTGAACAATGCCCAAGAGCATGCTTTGATAAACAACAACACAGATCCGGCAAACATGGCTATGATTAAGAAATCCAAGGCTCTCATGCCGGGACCCGGGGGTTGCGGACCGTGCTCTTCCATCCAACTGCGACCCACGGGTCTCACTGTGGCAGCACCCAGGTGCAGATCTGCAGCCTGCACAATTACTTTTGGTGAAGGATCAGGCTCCGTAGGCCGGTCTGGAAAATCAAAATCATCATCGTTGTGTTTTGTGGCCATTATTCTAATCCCAGTGTAGCAGGAGCATGATCCAGCTTGGTAGTGAATTCATCATCGTAAAAGAACGCATCTGGGTCTGTGATTGTAATGCTAAGATCACTGTGCATCAAATTATAGTCCACAAAATTGTGGTCAGCATCGTACACACGGAAATAATATGTTCCGTCATGGCCGCGTATCAAACATCCTTCAACGCCAATGGCACTTTTTGCAGTAGTCATCATTTACTCCCAAGTTCTGTGACGTTCAGCCACCCATTCCCGACCATCGTATTCCTCAACGTACCAATTGACATCATCGGGAACATCCACAATCTTCAATTCAGCATACTCACCGTCGGTGTCAGAGCCCATGAGTTCAACTATCGAAATCAAGTGCTCATCGTCTCTTGGAATGCGGCGGCTGTGAAAATCAGGATCTGTTATGCCAGCCAGTTCTCGGTATTTACTCTCGGCCTTGGCACTAAGACCAAAGCCACCGTGGCATGTGTTGATCACAACTTTAGTCATGCTGTCTCCCGATCAAATTCACAACCAACTTCGGCCCACAGGGCAGGGTTCATCATGTCCATGTGATATGCACAAATTTCTTCAGCATCCTCAAGGATGGCACACCGGTCCACTGTGGTGCCAGCATACACACCTTCCGCAGTGGTGTTCCAGCGCACCACGTCCCAACGTTCGGCTTTGTCATGCCATTCAACTGTGAATCTCATCATGCCACCTTATCAGTTGCAACATCTAACAGTTCTGCATAGGCTTCTTCAACAGTGTCAAAGCCACACACATCATAGGATCCATCGTACATCTTAACATAGAATGATCCGTTGCCCGGGCTGGCTTCTGTGTCCAATCCCACTTCGCCAACGCTGGGGATAATTTTGAGTGCAAAGTCCATCATGCTGCCTTTCTAAAATAACCGTAGGGCAAGCCCTGCGTGAAACAAAAATAGTCAGCGTCGCCGTTGGCATGTTCAGCATCCATGAGCCATGCAATCACACGCTCACGGTCAGCGCCTGTGTGCATGAGGCTGGTCACACGATCTTCAAACTTGACAATGGCTTCGGCTTCGGCTGTCTTGCGGTCAGCCTCTTCACGCTGGATAACAGAACCCAGGCTTGCAAACTCCTGTTCAAAGTCCTCAAGGGTCCAAGTGGAAGTGTCAACACCGCGGGGACGATGGCCATAGGCATCCTTGTACATGTCCCAATAGGTGCATTGGGCTTGCTCAAGATCTGTCATCTCTTCCCAAGATTTCAACTGTTCCATTGCTGACTCCTTTTTGCTTTGTATGTGACTATTATAACAGTTTGTGAATTATCGTGCAACCGATTTTACACGCACATCAGTGTTCAATGCAGGTGCATACTTTTGTATTAACTCGCGCTCGAGCTTGTGTGCAACATCTTTGCCACGCACAATGTCCACGATTGCGTAGTTCACAGCGGCTTCGCCTGCGGCACGAATTGCTTCGTACAAGTTCCAACTCTTGTCTTCTGTGCGGGCGCGGTAGATGTGCTTGTTAACACGGCTACGAATAGACATGTTGATTGTGCGCTGAGTTTTAGCGGTAATACCAATGTAGTACTCCAATCCAATTTGGATTGTGTATACAATGTGGGTTCGATCAGTGCGTTTCTTTCTCATCATGTGTGTATTATAGCATTTCGGGCAATTTCGGTCAACCGAAAAGTAGTACTACAAAAGTACTACCTTTTGACTGTTGTAAATACGCTATGGATTACAGTGCTTTATTTGCAAAATCGTTGACCAATAAAGGAGTGACATTTACCCCTGTTTATCACTGCTTTGAAAGTGTCCGCTCGCCGCACACAGGTTGGAATCTACGCTTGCCCGACTTTGACACAGACATCTTGTTGTTGCACTTTCAGGACCTCGTAAACATACAGGACGGTTGTGTGCTGGAACTAGAAGCAATAGAACAGCGTTATGGATCTCGTGCTGACCGTGTTGTGGTCACCTACTGGAATCACGGACTAGATCGAATATACACAGGTCCGGTTCGATTGGTTGAGTTCAGCAATCACAACTATGATCTTGTGAATCAGTTGTATCTGCGTTGGTCTGAATGGCAACACATTGTGGATCAGCCCTGGACACAGGCATGGCAGTGTTTGAACGGGCGCATGTGTGATCATAGGTCACGTGTGATGCAAATATTGCAAGATTGGTCAGGTGGTGTGTTGAGTTATCACGATCGCATACGCTTGCCACAACATGACTACGCTAACTATACCTACAACAATGTTGACAACTTCATAAACTTGGCGTATGTGTATGGCACCTGTGCTGTGAACATTGTGACAGAAACAGAGTATGCTACTGCCCCGGGAATCATATCAGAGAAAACCCTATTGGCCATGGCTGCTGAACAAATTCCTATTGTAATCGGGCATCAGGGCATTGTGCAACACTGTCGAGAACTGGGCTTTGACATGTTCACAGACTTAGTAGATGTCAGTTATGATACCATGCCCAATGATTGTCGGGCTGAGCAGGCGTTGCTACTAAATCAAGACTTGATACAAGGACGCATAGATTTGTCACCATATCGTGAACGATTACGTGCGCAACGTGAATTTTTGTTGGATGATTATTCCACCATGATGGAAATTCGATTTCAACGTGATATCAATAACTTAAACTTGTGATAAATCTCTGCATGTCTCCATGCAGTGTGGCCATCATAGCTTCTTTACTGCCAAACATCACCAGTTTGTTGAGCTTGCGATTGTTGACCATGTAGTAAGGACAAGTCATGCGGCGATCTAGTGCCAGCAAGTTTTTGGGAGTCAACAACTTCTCTGGCAAATCAAATGTGTAACTGCTGAGTTCCAGCAAGTTCTCAAACACATAAAAACCTTCGTATGTGAGTCTTAGGCCACCATCATCTTGAATGTTCTGCCACCAGGTGCGCATGGCTTCATCAAGAGGTGGCGCATCAGGATAACGTGTTATCAGTTCCTGAGTAAGAGCAAGTTTATTGAGCATTGGGATAGATCTTATCCCCTTGTGTCAACAGCACAACACTGAACTTGTCTGTTCGAAACTGTGTGTTGAGTTTTCTAGCCAAGTTAATGGCGTGTCCTGGGTTGGAGAACGATACTTTTTTGTACTTGGGACCAGGAAACTGAGTAAGCAAGTTGCTGGTTTTCAAGTTGATAGGCTTGGCATCAAAAAACACCGCCCAAACACCTTCTGACGCCAGCACTTGTTCTGTCTTGTAAGTCTGTTTGTTAGTGTGCTCAATCAGCACTGTAGGCTTTGGTCTTGACATATTAAACTCCGCGTTTATTTATGCCAATAACTATGTAGATTTAAAACTACCGCCGGTGATCTGCACTTCTACTATTTCTGCACCACGTGCTTGTTGTGTTCGCATTTGTTCCAGTGTAAGCAACAGTTTGGTAATATCACTATGCAGATCTTTGGCATCACGCAGGCTTATTTGTAGTTCTCGTTGTCCGCGGCTTTCTGCAGCCTTTATTGAGTCCACAAAACGATTTATGTGCATGCTCATTTTTTTAGAAACGGTACCAAGTTGGGCGCAGTCCAACCCACGGGCTTGAGTACTTTGCCATCTTCACGTTTGCGCACCTTGCCTGTTTCACGATCAATCTTGGCAAAGTTGGTACTCATGACTTCCTTCCAGGCACCTTCGGCATCAAAGCCTGCTGAATGGATGGCACCAATGGTGACCACAAGGATGTCAATCAACGCATCAAGTTCTGCTTCCATGTCGTGTGCTTGTTGCAGTTCGCCGAACTCTTCTTCAATCAAACTCTTGTACATGGTGTACTGAGATTCGTTCATTGCGTCCACTGACTGATCGCAAGCCCGCATGAATTTTTCTTGATCACGAAAGGGATTTGTCACGTGCTGACTCCTGAGTGTGAAATGGTCCTTGATATTGATAACGTTCCAACACAATTAGTTTTGGGTTGCGAAGCAGTCGCCATGCACGATGTTGTTTCACAGCATACCAACCTGCAGCATACCATGACTTGCTTTTGTTTTCTTTGGTGAACAATGGCAATCTGTGCTTGACATCCCACATGGGGTTGAATGCTCTGCATCCTGTTTCAAATCCATGCACTTGGTCTGGTGCAGGCTTTGTGATTTTCTCAGGTGGTGCAAACTCAATGTTGGCCTGCTTTCGCACCATGGGAATGGTTTTGAACTTGCCCACTTGATCATTGATGCGCACAGTGTAGCCGTCGGCTTCGGCTTCTACCACACCAACCTTGCGATTGTCTTGCTTCAAGATCCAATACTTTTTATCCACTATGGGTTTGGCTTCGATCATCTAATACTCCTTTGTATGTTTGATTCAACCAGCGACCAATTGCATCTGCAAAGTCACTGAGTTTGGTGAGTTCGTATTTGCCACAGAATCTTAGGAAGTGCGCACCTACCATGCCCACATCCTTATGACTAATCTGCTCACGAATGGCTTCGTCTACTACAGCTTTGACAGCATCGGGCTGTGCAGTGAGATCAATCAACACACGATTGCGTTCATAATCTTCCAGCACCTTGCGTTCTGTTTGCTCATGGTCCATCCAACGTTGCAACATGAGATTGTTCCATGCATAGCCACGACGGTCACGATCTTCAAACGCTTCTGTCAGTCCCACTTGATTCTTTGTGCCTTTCACACGCACACCTGGATAGGCTGAAAACACATTGTCACCGGGATCACCACGCATGCACTTCAAGAACAACACCCACTTCTGATAGTCAGTGGGAGGCACAAAGTTGGCATCGGCTTTGCCAACCTTGATCTTTGAGTTACTCTCAATAGTGAATGCCAAGTTTTTGCCTTTTGCGTCTGTAACACCCGTGGTACTAAACAAGTGATCGTTGATGCCATTGTACAATTTTACATTGGGTGCAATCAACTGCACAAAGTCGGAATCTGAGCTGACAATAACGTGTTCGTCTTGGGGGTGTAATGCAATCCAACGTGCAATGATGTCGTCTGCTTCTGCTGTGGCACAACGGATCACACTACAGTTGGTTCGTGTAGACAAGTATTTAGTCAGTTCATCATAGGTTTCCCAGAACAGCTTGTCCTCTTCTGCTTCTGACTCGCTCATTTGCCCACGTGCCACTGCACGATTGGCTTTGTAGGGTTTATAATGATCTTTGCGCCAGCTACGTCCTTCCAGTGCGAATACCACATGATCAGCACCCAAATCACGTGCTACTTTGTTTGCGCTCATCAAGGTAAGATGCAGGGCAAAACCCAATTTGGTCCACGTGTCTGCGGCACGATGCGCTTGGTGCCGGGCACGGAAAAACATGTTGCTAGTATCAATCAGTAGGTAGCGCATTTGTGTTCACCAAGTTGTGTTGTTTGATGTATTGTAACACATAGTTGGCCCAAAAGCAATGGCCTTTGGCATCAAAATGGTACCATTTTGAGGGCACATGCCCGTTTTGTTGCAAAATAGCATTGTAAGAACCCTGTCTGTTGTAAGGGTACATGTAACTAGTACCCCAAATATGTTGATTTTGAACATCACTGAAAGTACTGTAACTACTGTAAAACAAGTGAGGGATGTTCGACCTTTGTAGTTCGGTGTGTAATGTCCAAATCTTTTCATGGCATTCCTGAGTTTTGATTGCCCAATCCACATCAACCACAAACTGTTTGTATCGTTGTTGCAATTTTGCAGGAACCCAATCTGCCCCAGATGCGTTCACCTGATACCATATGCCGTTGTGCAACCACTCTTCTCGTTCCCAAGTGGTCCACTGTATGACCATGAATGTGTTGTTCAGTTTGTCAGGGTTGTTGGCAATCCATTCCCTGGTGGTTCTAATAATGCGATCATTACTGCTGGCCGACTCTGCATCACAGACCAATGTACGGCCAAGATTCTGTGCCAGATGTGTACACCAGCTGGCTGCCAAGTTGAGTGGATGTGGACGACGATCTATACCGTTCTTACCATCATCCACTGCAAAAGCATCTGGCACAACTGCTTCTGCGGCAGCGGTGTGACTGCACCCATTTGCATACAATATCATCTGGGACTGGGACCACCTGTGTCGTCTGCGCCTACTGGTTCCCATGATTCTAATTTCTTTTTCAAATCTTCAGCATTGGCCACACGCTGCCGCAGTTCACTGCTGCTGAATGAATGATCGCGACCATTGAAGTGTAGTTCAATATCACGCTTGTGACAAATCTCACGACCAGTAAATTCTCGACCTTCGTATTCCACACCCAGTATACGAACATCAATAGGCAGGATCAACAACAGGTCTTCTAGATCTTTTTCTGTGTTGTACACCCAAACTTCATCCACGTACTTGCAACCTATCAGTTGCAGTTGTCGTTCCACAATGCTCTGTACTGGGCGATTTTTGTTAGGACGATCCAAGGTGGGATCGTTTTGCAACGCACAGATCAGGTAGTCACATTCTTCCTTGGCTTCACGCAACATGGCAATGTGACCAGCGTGTAACAAATCAAAAGTGCTGGCAGTAAAGCCCACACGTCTTCCATCCATCATATCAATTTCCTTAACTAATCTCAGTGCGTCCGTCACCAATGTCACGGGTGTGTACATAACCGCCTGCTGAGTTACGCATGGCTTGATCCTGTTCCCATGTTTCCATCACAACATGTCTGCACACATTCTGGAACCAGCGATCCACAATGTCTGAGTCTGCGTCTGTGGGTTTCATCATGTAGCCGGCCTTGACCAAGCGGGCAATGAATATCTCATTCCAGTCCAGTTCAAATGCACCTTGGTGCAAGTTGTTGGGATCAATGTCCATGTTCAAGATAGCCACATACGGTTCGTTGTTTTCTGTGGCCAGTTGTTTGGCAGTTTTCTCAGGCGCCTTGGGCACACGGATAACTTTTTCTGCTACAGGTTTAGGTTCTGGCTTTTTCTTAAAGCGGTCAAAGAATCCCATTATTTGCCCCACCCATTGCCCCAAAGGTCAACGTGTAATCGTGGACTGTACCAGTAGCCACGTTTGAGTGCTTCGTCGGCCACATTGATTCTATTGCCATCATACACACTGACCACACCGCCCACAGGCATCACAAACACAGGACCACCAAACTCACGCAGTCGATATTCATCCACTGCACGATCCAGTTCGTCAAAGTCTTCAACTTTTTCCACAACAAACTTGAGATATGTAATACCATGTGTCTCATAATCCCAAATCACATCAGGCTTGATAGCGTCCGCCCAGGACTCGCCACTGACACTTAATTTTGGACTAACACTAAAAGTAATTTCACCAAACCAGTTGCGCAAGTAGTCTCCAAACTCTTGACTTAGCTCTTGAGTACCATTGGTCTCAAATGTGATATGTCGCAGTCCACGTTCGGCCAACACATCCAACAGTTCTGGATAAGCACGTTGCCAACCCAGCAATGGTTCACCACCAGTGATTACTAAATGCACAGGATTGCCATTGGGTTGCAACCAGTTGCCATTGGGCAATAGCTCAGTCATTCGGTTCACAAGCTCTTCCACTGTGTATGTGGGACTCAAGTGTTTGAAGTCTGGATGCCAGCTTGCATAACTGTCACAGCCTGTGTTCACCAATGGCAGTTCTTCAAATGTTTTGTACAATTCCACAGTCTTGGCCACTTCGTCTGCTTCTTTACTCTTCTCACCAGGTTTACACCCA